CGACCGACAACACCATCGACGTTTCGCACCTCGGGCAGACTGCTGGCAGCGCCGTGCTGACTCAGGATCGCCCGCTGACCGGCAACGCAACCGACACCGGGCGGCAGGTCACGATCGAGTACCTCGGCAAGGACATCATTGCGGACGCAGCGAGCGGTACGCTTGTCATCACGCACGCCGGTGCGACGTTCCTGTCGAAGGCGTCAACCGTCGTTTCCTCGTCTGTGACGTTTGCTGCGAACGATGTGATCAAGGGCACGGCGGTATTCAAGGTCGCTCGCTGATAGCGTGACGGAGGCATCCCGTCATGGCGAATTATGCTGCCGGTGTGACAGTCTCTTGGAACGGCGTTGCGTTTCAAGAGGTCATTGATTTGAAGGTGCTGCACGGCGGCGATCTGCCGATCTCGCGCGGCAGCGCCGGGTCGCCGTTTTCGCTTGACCTGGGCACTATAGATGTAGTGTGCCTGGGCACTGCGAACTGCACGCTGACCAACTACGGCAAGCGTGCCACGTTTCAAGTGACCGGGCCGGGTGTCGTGTTCACGCATAAGGCAATCTTCCAGCGACTCGCAGTCGAGAAGAAAGTCAACGACGTGCAACGCAACACGATTACGCTCCGCTTTTCACCATCGTAGGAGTTGAGGCATGGCACTGACGGCAGATCAGATCCTGGCGGCTGACGATCTCGGACTGAAGCAGGTTCCGGTTCGCGAATGGAACGGCGACGTGTTCATTCGCATGATGAGCGTGGGCGAGCGGGATGCATACGAGCGTCTCTGGATCGGCAAGAGAGAGACTGGTGTCGATAACTTTCGCACGGAATACCTCGCCCGCGTACTGTGCAACGAGAAGGGCGAACTGCTCTTCACCCGTGAGCAGGTCGGCGCGCTGGCGAACAAGTCCGGCGCGGTCATGGGGCGGCTCTTCGACGAGGCTCTCGCACACAACAACATGACGGAGGCAGACGTCGAGCAGTTGGGAAAAGCCTAGGAGTCTCGCCGACGCGACGGTTTATGTTCGCGCTGGCGGGACACCTCGGCATGACAGTCGGCGAACTGTCTCGCCGCATGGATTCACGGGAGTTGACCGAGTGGATGGCGTACACACGCTACTACCAAGCTCTCCCTGACCCGTGGCGGCAGACAGGTCTTGAGGTGAGTGCGATGCTCGCGCCGCACTCGCCGAGAGGCAAGTGCCCGTCAGCGGATGATTTCAATCCGATTGAAAAAGCTCCCCAGCATGGCGATCAGATGCTGACACAGATCCGAGCGTTGCAAGCAGCACTAGGTGGGTAATGGCAAACATTGTCGGGCTAGCACTGCGGGTTACCGGCGACGCCACCGGCTTGGCAAAGTCGCTCACGCCGGTTGATCGTGCGCTTGAAAAGCTCGCCGCGCAGGCCGAGAAGGCGACTAACGTGTTCACGCCGTTTGCAGAGAACACGGCTGCGGCGGGACGCGCGCAGGAAGAGTTTGCCGCGAAGTTTTCCGCGCTCGCAGATCAGCTGCGCAATAACGTGATCGGCCCGCAGGAATACGCGGCCGCATTCGGGCGGCTGACTGAAGAGGCAAGGGCGTCGGCTGCTGCTTTTGAGGAGGGCTTGCGAGTCACTGAGCAGGTTCGCACGGCTGAAGAGCGACGAGTAACTGAGCTAGCAAAACTGGAGGGGCTGCTATCGCAAGGTGCGATTTCGCAGGAGACGTTCGTCCGTGCTTCTGAAAAGGCGACTGGCGTCGAGAAAGAACGTGCCGATGCCGCCGCGTCAGCGGCTCGTATCATCGCCGCGAACCTCACTCCGCAAGAGCGATACTCGCAGCAGATGCAGGAATTAAGTGGGCATCTTGAGGCTGGTCGGCTAACGCAGGATCAGTTCAACCGCGCTGCCCAGAAGGCAAAGGGTGACCTCAACGGGATTGGCAGCGAGGCAGGCAAGGCAGACAAGAACATTGAGCAGCTGAACAAGAACGTCAGCTTTTTGTCCAAGGTAGAAATTGGTCGGCTAGTGTTCGATGGCGTGCGTGCCCTCGGCAATGCGTTCGCCAGCGCGCAGAATCAGATCACTGGTCTGGTGACGTCTGCCAATTCTTCCATCGACCAGCTGAACGACTTCTCTCAGCGTACTGGCATCGGTGTTGAGGCTTTGCAGGGGTACTCGCTCGCCGCGAAGCTGGCTGGCGTTGACACCGAGCAATTCGGCACGGCCGTCCAGAGGCTTGCCGTGAGCATCGGCAAGGCAGCGCCAAGCGACGCACTCGACAAGTCGCTGCGGCAGATCAACCTGTCTGTCGTCCAACTGCGGACGCTAGCGCCGGAGCAGCAGTTTGCCGCTATCGGCAATGCAATCTCGACGCTGCCAACGGTTGCGGATCGTGCTGCCGCCTCCGTGGAGATATTCGGAAAGCAAGGCGCTGCTCTTGCGCCGCTGTTTCGCGAGGGTGCGGCCAGCATCGAGGAACTGCAAGCCCGCGCTCAAAGGCTCGGGCTCATTGTTGATGAGACGCAGGTCAACAATGTTGCGGACATGAACGACGCCTTTGACCTTGTTGCCGCTACGGTGCAGGGCATCATCGGGCAGGTGATTGGCAACCTTGCCCCAGCGGTCACCGACGTAACGAATCAGTTCTTGCGGTTCGTGGAAGAGTTCGCCGGGGTCGATGGGCAGGGCGGCACGGGCATTGCCAACGCGATCACCGACACGCTGCTGCGAGGTGCAGAGTATTTTGCTGGCGTCTTTGATGAGTACGTCAACTATTTTGGCGGCTTCACTGGTGCTTTGACCACAGCCGGTGAAACCTTCAATCGGATTGCTGGCGTGCTGGACGTTCTCAGTGGCGTGTTCAAGAGCATCTTCAACACTTTTGAGATCATCGGCAACGGAATTGCTGTGACTCTTGGCAAGGCCCTTGAGGCGATCGGCAGTTACGTCAGCACCGACCTGGAAGCGTTTGGCCGCGACTTGCAGTTGAACGCTAACTCTCAACTTCAGCAAAACCTTGCTGAGCTTGAGTCTGCTGGTCAGCAGATCATTGACGGCACGACGCAGGCTGTTTTTGGAAACGCAGCCGAGCAGCAGGCCGCCGCCGCTGGGGCAGCGAAGACGTACTTGGAAGGCTTGCGAGCGCAGATCGAGCGTGAGCGATCGCCGCAGTTCAAGATTGAGACCGACATTGAGAAGACGCGAGAGCGATTCGACTCGTTCTTCAACGGCATCGTCGATCAGAGCAGTGCTGTGACTCAGGCGATGCGTGGTTTCGAGGCGGCTGCGGCAGACGTTGTCGATCCTCTCAACATCACAGTGGATGAGATTGACCGCATCAGGACAGAGCAGGACAAAGTCAATCGTGCGGTTGATCAAGAGCTTCAGTTGCGGCAGGAAATAAAAGATGCTGCTATCGCCCAGGCCGAGGCCGATACGAAGCGAATTGACGCACTGATTAAGGCAAGCGATGCCCAGACGAAACTTGCCGAGGACATTGCCGCAGTCGAGCGAGAGCAGGGGCGCGTGCAGGATCAGCTGCGCGCCGCGAGAGATGCAGGTGACTCTAGGACTGCTTCATCTGCGGCAGCCGCGCTTGGTCAGCTTGATCAGCTACAAGCAAAACTGACGGACCTGCAGCAGGCTCAGGAGCAAGGATTCGCCGACGGCTTTCAGAAGACATTTGAAGCCACAGCAAAAAGCATCAATGACCTGACGCTAAAGGCAGAGCAGTTCGGCAACGCCGGTGCGTTGGCCGCTGAGGCTCTTCGCATGGGAGTCGAGCGTGCCCAGACCCAAGCACGCGACGGCATCCTGACGCAGGCGACCTACGACAAAGAGGTTGCCCGTCAGCAGGAACTGTTTGACCAGCGTCTCGCTGCTGCCAAGCGAGTGGAGGATTTCCTTTCAAACGCATTCGGTCAGCGAAACAAGGCTGAGCTTGATGCGGTTGCACAACTGGAACAACGAAAAAAGCAAGCTGAACTGAACGTGCAGGCGATCCAAGCAAAGATTGCCGAGGAAGAACAGAAGCGTGACAACACGACAAACCTCGGCCAGCGGCGAGCGGCCACGCAGAGAATAGCCGCGCTGCGTCAGGCAGAGCGAATCGAGAGCAGGATTGCCGAAGGTCGCAATCAGGCAGGACGCAACCAAGCGTCAGGCACGGCTGGCGGCCTCCAGCAGGCCCAGCAGTTTCAGAGTCGGATCGCCCAGACAAACGACAATTTCTTGAAGGCTTTCACCGGCACGTATGCAACTGCGAATGCGTCGCTGAACCAAGCCAACGCCGTCGCTGCGGAGCTAGCCAGGCAGCAGGAAATGCAGCGGCCGGTTGCTGGAGCGGTTACGACGGCTGACATCCGCACGGCCGAGGGTGCGGCGTTGGTGCTGGGCCTCGGGGCAGCAGCACAAGACCCGAATCTGATTGAGGCGAGGCTCCAGACGAAGCAGCTTGTTGGCATTCGCAACGCGATCACCAACGCCGTCACTGGATACGCCGGAACCGTTGCGGAGATTTTCTGATGTCAGTTTCCTCGTTCCGTGAACTCGGCAGAACGCTAGAAGGCGAAGTCGGCGGCACGACTGTTGCGAAGCGACGGTTCGTTGTGATCCTCGACGACAACGCAACAGTCACGCCGACTGCTAATCTTGCCGTGATCAACGCTGTCAGCGGTGGCGTGTGGGGCGTGGCGCATCCTGAGTTTTCGTTCCTCGGCCTTCGCAAGGCGACGATGAGCGAAAACTTTGGCGACAACCCGTACCACGTCGAGGTCACACTTGAATACGGTGTGGTCGCGTCGAAGATGCTTCTGTCGCCGCTCTCACGCCCGGCCGAGTGGGTCTTCGAGGCGGTCTCTGGGGACCAGCTTCCAGCGTTGTTTTTCTACGATGGCACAACCAAGCAGCCGCTGACGAACTCCGCGTTTGATTTCTTTGAGGGGCTGACCGTTCCTGAGTCGCTTACGCGGGCGACGATCACAAAAAACTATGCGAATCGCCCAGATGGAATCATCAATTCGTTTGGATTTTTGAACAGCGACTCTTTCAGTGGCGCGGCACCGCATCACTGCAAACACGAAGGCAGCAAGGTTGAGAACGTAGAAGAGCTGTGGGGCAACGTGCGCTACAGCTACTGGCGTGCGGAGTCGCAGATACTGTTCAGGCCGTCCGGCTGGAACCTGCAGCTGCCCGACGTGGGCTTCAATTACATCTCTGGCGGGCAGAAGCGTCGCGCCATGGTTTTTGATTTCGAGAACGGCGAGTGGGTTCCAAGCCCAAGCCCGCTTGGGCTCGATGGCAGCGGTGGTTTGACCGGCGGCTTTCCTGCCATCCTCGATCGTCGAGTACTGCCAGCGACGTCGTTTTCCGCTCTGTTCGGCAGTGCCCCTGCGTGATTCTGCCAGAGTGCCACGCTCAAACCGTAGAGTGAAAATATGGCCGACGAAACATACGAAATACTGCCTGCGGAACTCGATCTTGCGTTCATTAAGGGCGACGAGTTCGGCATGGTTCTACAAGTCAACGCGACCGACCTGACCGGCTACAGCTACGACACGAAAATCTACAGCCTGACTACCGTCGAGGTGGGCGGCGGCTTGGGTGCAGGCGTGGCGTCGGCCGCAGGTGCGACTGTCGTGGCGTTCACCGTTACACCCGTTGCTCTCACCGCCGGGCAGGTCAACCTTTCGCTGACCGAGGTGCAGACAGGCGCGTTGACCGCTGGAGCGGAGTATCGCTGGTGGTTCAAAACCATCACGCCCGGCAACGTGACGCGAACGATCCTGGCAGGTGACGTCAGCGTGAGGGTGCCCTGATGTCCGTGACAGTCAACGTCGTCGGCCAGACTTCTGTCAGCGTCAGCGTTGCTAGCCAATCTGCTGCAAGCGTCAGCGTGGCGGCATCGACTGGGGTCAGCGTTGTCGCCTCTGGAGGCATCGGCCCAGCTGGATTCATTACGGTGCCGGGCACTGCAACGTCTGCGTTTGGCACGTTCCAGATCGTGCCAGGCGAAGGCATCACGGTCAGCACTGCGAACGGCCAGTTTCTGATCTCGTCCTACCCTAGCACGGCTTTGTCGAGCTTCGCCCCGGTGCAAAGCGTGTCGGGTCGCACGGGCACCGTTGTGCTGCAAGCGAGCGACGTGACGGCTGGCACGTTTGCTATCGGCCGGATTCCCACGATTGGATATACCGCACTGTCTGGCGTGCCAACGGCGTTCTCGCCCGCGATCCACACCCACGACGCTGCGGAAATCTCCTCGGGCACGCTGTCGATTGCTCGCGTTCCGACTATCTCATACACGGCACTCAGCAACACACCCTCGACATTCAGCCCAGCCGCCCACACACACTCGACCAGTGACGTGTCTGGGTTGGCTGCCGTCGCCACAAGCGGCTCATACACCAGCCTGCAGAACGTCCCGGCTACCTTCAGCCCACAGGCCCACACGCACTCGACGGCTGACATCACCGGCTTCACGGGCTCCTTCGCGGCGGGCAATCACACGCACGACGCCGCAGCGATCACTAGCGGAGTGCTCGACCTCGCCCGCATCCCAACGATCGGATACACGGCACTGAGCGGCGTGCCTGCGACGTTTGCGCCACAGGCCCACACGCACAGCACAGCAGACGTGGTTGGCCTCACAGCGTCGTTCTCGCAGTCTGGGCACGCCCATGAGTACGTGCGGGTTCTCAACGGGCTGACTGGCACGGTGACGATTGCCGGGGGTGCTGGCGTGACGGTCAGCACCGCCAGCAGTTCCATCACAATCTCGGCAGGCGGTGGCGGCGGCGGTTCCGCGAATATCATCGAAGCTGACACGGCATCAGGATTTCCGGCCACAGGCGCAAGCCAGGCCATATACGTCAGCCGAGATTCTAGCCGAGTGTACCGCTGGGATGCGTCAGGCGTTTACGTTGAGATCGGCACTGGCAGCGGCGTGCCGGTGTCCGCAGCGCCGGACTCGCCCACCGGCCTGGTCGCAACTCGCGGAGACTCTAACGTCACGCTGTCGTGGACTGCGCCCGCGAGCAACGGTGGGTCTGCCATCACGGACTACGCGGTTCAGTACGCACTTCAAGGGACAACAAACTGGCAGACTTATGCTGACGGCACGTCTACAGCAACAGCCGCCACGCTGAGCCTTCCCACCGTCTACTCATATCAGCTGCGAGTCTCCGCAGTAAACGCTGTTGGCACTAGCAGTCCCGCAACGCTGGCGGGCACGGTGCTGGTTGGGCCGTCCGGCTTGTCGGGCAGCACGTCCGGCAGCGGCTCGCTCAACGCCAGTTGGACAGGGGTCGGCGACACAGCCAGTCATCTCAGGCTGGTAAACGCCTACTACGACAGCAACGTCGGCGGCATTAAGGCAGTCGTAACAGCACTGCGAAGCGGCACGATGGAGTATTTCTACACATCGACCGGATCTGCTGGTCGGTCTGTCGTTGTTCAGAAAAACAACTCGAACATATCCACGAGCTTTGAAAACACAGCGAATACCTCCGTGACCGCAGGCGATCTTGTCGCGTTCATGTTCTTCCCGGCGGCTGCTGGCGACCGGATCACAATCGACGCATACCTATCGACGTAGTCAGGGACAACCATGCCACTCTCCTTCCCAGCATCGCCGTCAGTCGGGGCCACGAGCACGCAGAACGGGCGGCAGTACGTTTGGACGGGTTATGCATGGGAACTCGTCGCCGCGAGTAGCAGCGGCCTCTCGTGGTCATCCGTGCCAGCGTCCGCGACGGCGACGGGGACGGCGGGGCAGATCGCGTATGACAACTCCAACGGTTTTTTCTACGTCGCGTCGGCCACGGATACGTGGCGACGATTTCGACCCGATGCGTGGGACGTGTACCGCTCTAGCACGTCGCTGATGCTACCGTTCGATGGCACGATGACCGACTACAGCCCGACTCCGAAGACCGTCACGGTAAACGGAAACGCCGTGGCAACTGGTGTGGCTAAGTTTGGCGTCGGGTCGCTGTCGCTTGGTGCTGGATACACAGGCACCACGACCAGCAGCAGCTACGAAAACTCAACCAACACTGGCGACTGGCTGGAGATTTCGCACGCGACGGCGTTCAGCTTTGGTGCTAATGATTTCACCGTGGAGCTGTGGTACTACCCGATCGCGAGAGGTCGGTACGCAAACGTGTTTGGCGCATTTGATTATCCGTTCACGCTGTACCACGGAACAGACATCAACAGTGGAGACCCATCAGTGTCGTTCGGTCCAACGGGCTCTTCGTGGTTTTCTGGATCGGCCAGTGCGATGTCAATTGGCAGTGTGTCTGACAATGCGTGGTGCCACATTGCAATTGTGCGCCAAAGCGACACGTTCAGGGCATACGTTAACGGAGTGCAGCGCAATAGTTCCACTACGGACAGCGCGGGGCAATCGCTCGGAGATATTCCGACGCTTTATATCGGCAGAAACGGCAGCTTTTACAACAAGTGCCTGATTGATGATTTCCGCGTGACGAAAGGCGTATGTCGCTACCCAAGCGGCACCACGTTCACGCCTCCGACGGCTGGCCTACCAATAGACTGATGATTGACAACGAGACCATCACCGTCGCCCTCGCCTACGCGGCTCTCGCGTTGGTCGGGCCGTTCGTGTTGACGCGGCTTATGCGGTGGGCTGAGAGTGCAGACGCGCAGAGTCTGGCGCAGGAGATCGGGACGGCGTTGGAAAGGGTGGCGAGATGAGCAGCCACTTGCGCGGTATCGCCAATGCCTGACCGCATATCATTCACGCGGCCTGCCGTCGAGCGGATCGCCCGTGTCGTGCGAGTCGTCGAGAATGCACGGCCGGGCGGCGGGCCGCTCGGGTTTCGACGGCAGATGCTGGAGAACACGCGAGTGGTCAGGCTCGCATCGTTCGTCGGCCCGTGGCCCAAGAACTCCGCGAACGTCGTCACCTTCAAAGGCACCGCTCGTACTGCCAATGCGTCGAACCTTTTCTTCCCGGTGCCGGGCACACATACCCGAGAGTGCGCCGTTGCGAAGATCGGGACCGCGTGGCACCTAATCGATGTGCCGTTCAACGAACGCACTGCCATGTTCGCGGGGAACACTGCGACGCAGACTGTCTTTGGAACTGGCAGCACGACGCGAATCACGTTCATACCTTCTGGCAGCACGTCTACGCTCAACTACATAGGAAGCGTGAGCCCGCAAAGCGAAACCATCACGTACCTGACAAGCGTTTCCGCTTCTCTCAACACATCGAACTGCACGATCACTGTCACCCCAGTCTCTCAGTCTAAGTCAGTTGTGACCGCAGTAAACTCGCAGACCGCAACCGCGACGTCTGTGTCGCTTTCTGGTACGCAGACAGCGACAATCGTGTCGCTTGCTGGCACTGTTACGCTGACGCTACTTACAAGCACCTACACCTCAAGCTTTTTGACGCTTGAAGTGCAGTAACCGCTGCCGCAGCTGCATTCATTTTGCTGGAGACTTGAGATGGCATGCCCGTGTTGTGGGCCTCAGTGGGTGTGCTATCAGTGCTGCTGCCCTGACGGCTCAAACCCCAGGCAGTCGATCACGGTGCGAGTGGTGACCAACCCAAGCTATCGCGTGCCATACGAGATTTTCGAGGGGACGTACACGTTGCCGCACGACTTAACTACCGGCAGAACTGATCCACAGGTTTACCCGACGCGACTACAGACGACATGCGTGCGGTATTCGTTCACAGGAGCCGCTGCCGACGGCGAGTGCGGCGGTCCCTTCGGCGACCTGTCGAGGTACATATCGCTTCAGCAACAGACTAACGGTGACCTCATTACCCTGTGGGGTTTCTCTGGCCGCGACGATCAGAACCGCTGTGTACGAGTGGCGGCGTCTTCGTATGCGTATCCCGCAGGAAGGCCGGTCGCCAATCTGTGCAGTGGCCTGACGGGGCTGCTGTTTTCCGACATTCAGTTCCTAGTAACTCGCAGCGGTTCTCAGGCAGTAATTGCTGCGTTTGACGTCTACATCGACTGACGGAGGCTTGCGGTGGTGTGCTTTAAAACGGACGAGCCCAACAGGCCGGAGCTTCGTGGATGGACAGTCGTAACAGCGCAGTTCTCTACACAGGAGGAGTGCGAGGAGGACTGCGACGGTGCAACCGGAGCGTGCATCGGCCCAGGCAACGTCTGCACGCAGAAGCGACCTTGCCAGTGCGGCACTCCTCAGCAGCAATTCCTTGGCTTGGGGTCATTATGCAATCCGCTGCCTTGATTACATGCCACCGCTCACACCTAGAGGCCCGTTGCACCGAGCGTGGCTACGCGCTCAACGAGGTGATGCCGTGCGTTGTCAGCATCGACGGCGACGAGTGGACTATTGACGTTGAGCATCCGGCGTACCCGCGAGTCTCTCGGCTGCCAGAGCCGCCAGCCACGCCAGCGAGCGGACCCGGAACAGAGCTTTCCCGTCTCTTGAAACGCTTCGGAATCGAGCCGACGCCAACCTGCGCCTGTCGCGCAAAGGCGGCACAGATGAACGTATGGGGGCCAGACGAGTGCGAGCGACCAGAACGCATTGACGAGGTCGTTGCCGCAATGCGATCAGAGGCCACGGCACGCGGGCTGCCGTTCCTCGATGTTGCTGGCAGGTTGCTTGTGCGACGGGCGATAGCCAACGCCAGGCGTAATGCTTGACAGTCCTGTCACGCTGTCGGCATGGGACGCGCCAAGCCAAAGCTACAGCCCGAGGCGGTGATCCTGCCGCCCGACCTCGACGACGACGAGGAGCACGCTGGCGGCGGCATACCTGACGATGACGGCTGGATTCACCTCGAAGGGAAGGAGCCTAAGCGTGAAGAAGCAAAGCCAAAGCGGCGGCCTGCTCGAAGACGTGCGAAAGGCAGTAGGTAACGCGCGGCACGGGCCTGCGTCGTGGTACGAGCGGCTTGCTCCAGAGCACCGCGAGGAACTGGACGCCATCAAGGCAGAGTGGAAGGCTGGCGAGTTGGGCACGCGGAAAAAGACTCTGGCTAGGGCACTTGCCGAAAACATGCACGCTCGCGGCATCTCTGACGTTGGTCTACAGGGAGTGCTTACATGGCTCGAAAAAGCCTGAAAGACGCAGTAGCCGAGGACGTCATCCGCTCGCAGCAGCTGGCTGCCGACGCTGAACTAGCACGGCTGCGGTCGGAATTGGCGACGTACCGAAATAGGTACAAGGCTGCTCTTGCTCAGATTGACCGCGAGCGTGAGCGTGGTGACGCCCTTGTGCAACTGCACGGCATCGAGGCTGCGAAGCCGTCATTGACCAAGTCCGCCAAAGGACCGAAGCACGCCGCGACGATGGTCGTGTTGCTCTCGGACATCCACTGTGAAGAGCGTGTTGATCCAGAGACCGTGAACGGGCTGAACGACTACAGCCTTGACGTATGTCAACTTCGTCTGAACGAACTCCACGAGCGGTTCTTCCGGCTCCTTGAGCACGAACGCCAGCTTGCGAAGATTGACCGCGTCGTGGTCTGGCTTGGCGGCGACTTTCTCAGTGGTCACATCCACGACGACACGGCTGAACTGGCACAGCTTGCACCGCTGGCGGCTACCCGATGGATTGGCGAAAGGCTGCGTGCGTTCATTGACGCCGTCGCCGATAGTGCGAAGTCTGTCGTCGTCGCCACCAACAGCGGCAACCACGGGCGAAGCACCGAAAAGTTGCGCATTGGAACGGAGATGGAACACAGCTTTGAGCAGCACCTCTACCTCACGCTCGCCAGCAGCGAGAAGCGGAAGAACGTGCGGTGGCAAGTGGGCACCGGATATCTGAACTACGTTGACCTTGATGGGTTCCTCGTCCGCTTCCACCACGGTCATGCAATCAAGTACGGCGGCGGCATTGGCGGCATAACGATACCGACCAACAAGGCTATCGCCGCTTGGGACGCCGTGAAGCGTGCGGACCTTACGTGCTTCGGGCACTGGCACCAGTTCCAGTGGCTGCGAGCCGGTCGCTACGTCGCCAATGGAAGCGTCATCGGGCACTCGGCATACGCCACAAGAATCAAGGCGGCATACGAGCCACCGTGCCAGGCGTGCATCGTCATTGACCACGGACGCCACGAGGTGACGAAAGCGATGCCGATTTACTGCGACCGTGACCTACGGACGCAGAAGGCTTGACGCATGGAACACGACTTATCTCATCGAAAGGAAAAAGATGCACGAACAAACCATTCGGCTCGAAGACACAAACGCACAACTCAGCGACGCTCCCGAGGATAACGCGGCAGCGTGGCGTAAGGTCACGCAGGCTAGCGCTGCTCGGTATCACGCCGAGCGGCTGACGGGCGACAGCCTGCTCACGGCAACGGACGTTCACCCCACGAGCCAGGCTTTCTACGACCTGTGCGACGCGCTGAAGCGAATGCACGCTGGCAAGAGTCGAGACTATGGTTGCCCGTCTGGGACAGATCCGCTCGCGAACATTCGCAACGGTGCCAAGTTCGTGGGAATTCCAGCGTGGAAGGCTGCGATGGTGCGTCTGTCTGACAAGGTCACAAGGCTCGCCACCTTCAACGCTACTGGCTCACTGCACAACGAGGGTGTCGTTGACACGCTCGAAGACCTCGCCAGCTACAGCCTGTTGGCCTTGCTGCTCTACCTAGAGGAGCATGGCAAGTGATACAGCCTCTCACCGAAGACGACCTCGCACAGATGGAGCACCGGGCACGGCGTTTCTCCGGTGCGTACACAAGCACGTCTGGCACGCTCGCAGCGGACGTGATCCGCTTGCTGAAAGAGCGGCAGCGACTCCTGGCTGAACTGGCACGCAAGGCCGAGCAGGTAGGGCTGTACTGGTATCAGCCACACGACTAGGCCACGGGTGCGGCGGCGAGGGGCTTCACCTTTCACCCTCGCTGCCCCCGTGTGCCGAGTCAGTCAAGGCGAGCCAGCAGCGAGCGGAGCGGCATCATCCTGACTGCATCTCTGTCTAGCATTGGCAGCGACAGGCACCACTCAATCGCCTCCCGCTCCTCGTCGGTGAGTCGCAGCCGCTCAATCTCATCCGCCATCGCGTGGGCATACTTCACGCCGCACCCCGGCTCGTCGTCGGGCCATGTGGGCTTTAGCTCGGTGCGTTCCCATGCGGCCTCAATGGCGATCTCGTCTTCGGGCCACAGTGCCGGGAACGCATAAAGCGGGACGACCATCCAGCCCCACTCTCGGGCGGCGGCGTCTGCCTGCTCCTTCAGTAAGTAGACCGCAGAGCTTTCGCTGCCGTCGGCGGCAACGGCAGCGTAGGCGACGGGCTTGCTCATCTCTTCACCTCTGGTGGTTTTGAGTCGGAGTCAGTCTCGCCGCGAAACAGCCACACGCAGTGGGGAGTGTTTTCGCCTTCCCTACTCCAGTCGGAGAGTTCGTACCAATACACTCGCCCATTTGTGTCTACGAATGGCTTCATCTTCTCCGTAGATGCGTCCATTCGCATTCCTGCCATCGGCCCATTCACCATCGTCAGCAAGTGCGTAGACCTGTATGCAGCGTAGATGCACGGCATACAAATCGAGCAATCCTCGGAAGCCATCGTTCCACTTCCGAAGTGGACGAACGGCCCCGTGTCGGTTCCGCATTCATCGCATGAACCAGCGTGTTGAAGTCTCATAATTCCTCCTACCACATGACCTTTCTGATCCACAGTTTTACTGGCTTCCGTCGTTTCGCGGCTCGCGGCGCGAACTCTTTTGAATCTCCGGCGAACAGCGGACTCACCAGAACAGGCGTGGTACTGTAGCCAGCTTTGAAATCGCCCCAAAACATCGCTTCTGATTTGGTGTCGTAGATGTACGACTGACCGTCGCTTGTTACACGCCATGCTACGGGATTTGTTTTCACTTCAGTCGCTCCAGCAGTTCTCGGAGGGTGGCGGCGCGCGGCAGGCAGGAATCAAAGTCGCCGCCGCGTAACTCAGCAAAAAATGCAATCGCCTCCCGCTCTGCGGCGGAAGGAACTCGCGACTCCAGCAATTCGATATGCCTCGCCAGCCGGTGCATCACGCAAGCCGTCTCCCGCGACCACTGATCGAACGTCTTGCAAACGCCTTGAAGATTCTTAGCCGTCTCATAAGCGATGTCAGCCACGCCGACCATACCATCGCTCTGCACACTACCCTCGCTGCGTGTAGCGTCCCGATTCGTATTAGTGTTCATACGTTTTTCGTCGTTTTTCTCATGTGATTGGGGCGTGCTACTCTCGCCATGCACACTACACTCGCTCGGTGTGGCGTGCGTCTGCGTTGTACGGTAAAGCGGAATCACTTCGCCGTTGCAGTCGGCGGCGATCTCCAACGCCTCATCAATCGCGTCCGGCCCGTAAGACGAGTCGTACTCGCCGTTGAGGTACACCGCGTAGGCGGCGGCGAAAGGCTGCGGGCTATCGACTTCGCCACGCACAATAGCCTCTAGACTGTCGGCAACGTGCCGGAGGCGGGCGATGAGTTCAGGGCCAATTTCACGTGTCATCCTTCTGCCTCCTCTGGAAACCAACGCTTGTCATGCAGCTTCTGCGCCGACTCAATCTCACGCTCAGTGGGGTCGGGGATGCGATACCACATCGTCCAGTTGTTGCTGGAATCGTAGGTGTCGTAGTTCTCAACAAGAACTACTTGCTTTTCTAGGCCGCAGTACACGGCCACGTTGTCGCCCTGCTCTGGCTCGGACTGCTGAAATGAAATCCACATCGGCTATTCCTCCTTTGAATTGCACCCGCCGCAGGCTGGCCTGCCTGCGGCGGGCGATCTCATCCTACGCATGGCAGGCGAGTCTATTTGCGTTCCTATGGCTTTGATGCCGCCTCCCACTCCGGTCGCACCCTGACGAGCAGCGACCGCAGGATGCCGTAGTCATCCATACTGGCGATGCGGCCCTCTTCGACGACGTATTCCAGTGCGCCGATCTCGGCTTCAGAAAGATTGCCGGTGCCCAAAGCGGGTAGCGTCACGGGTTTATCAGTCCCGCCGCATCCGCCCCCATTCCCCCGTGGAACGGAGGATTCAGATGGGTCTGTACGGGCTGTCGCTTCCGGCACAGCGTCATGATTTGTTCGCTCTCGCTCGCGGAGCATGGCGTCGGCCATTTCGTAGCAGGATTTTGCAATCTGCTCACGGCCGAGAACTCCCATGCCGCGAGTTAGGGCAGCAGCGGCGAAGTAGTCACGGTCAGTCACTTCAGTCGCTCCAGCAAGCCGCAAAGCGTGTCTTTGTATTTTTCGCGGTTGTGGCTCTGAGTCAATCTGGTCAGTGGCTTTCGCAATTCCGCAAACCACTCAATCGCCTCCCGCTCGTCGTCGGTGAGCGTGAAGTTCAGCGAGCAATGCTGCGTCACCGTGCCGCGAACGTGCGGGCACACTCCACCGTTCCGCAGCCGCTCGATCTCTGCGGCGGCTTCGTCCATCAACTGACTCGCCACTGGAACGTGGACGAATCGCAGGCCGCGAAGGCGTTCGACGATGTCAGTCATCCAACAGCCCCGGCCTTTCTCGAAGCATCTCGCGGATCTCCTCCAGGTGCCGCCTCGTTTCCGCTGACGGCTCGCCGTGTTTGAGGACGCCACGGCAATACTGATCGACCTGCCAGATCGCCGACTTGGCGTCAGCACCCTGCATGGCAGCGGTAAGTTCGGTCTGCTCGGCTGGCAGGCGGAAGCGGAGGATTACGTGCATGTTCTCGATTCGCGAATGTGGAACGCCGCCCGGCTGGGTTGCCAACCGGGCGACGTTTGGGCATTGGACACAGTTGGTCAAGTGTGACGGAATGTCGGTCGTGCGGGCTGGATGCCGACGTTTCGTCACAGGGTACGGCATTTCACGGTTATTGCGTGGCAGGCAATCTGCCGGAAATGTCGTACCCGTGGACAGATGTGGTCAAGGCTCACGCCGCTGGCGGCTCGTCCTTCCTTGCGTCTAGGTCGAGCTTGGGCAAGTAGTCCAGCGCCCTCTTCGCCTGCGTGATCCTTGGGTCTAGGTAGTGCTGCCGCGTCATCTCTGGCGAGGCGTGCCCAAGATGCTCGGTAGCGTCACCGCCGCCAAGTGCCACGTAGCTAGCCGAGGACTTCCGCAGCCTGTGAAAGCCCGTGCCACGCACACCGGCGCGTCGGCACAGCAACCGCAGGCTGGGCCAGAGCGAGTGGTACGCCCGATCCCAACGCCATACCAGAGCCTCGGGCGGGCCTGCCTGCGTTCGCATCATGTCAGACAGGTCAGGCGTGATGGCTCGCTGCATGTCGGTGCAGCGACCCTTGCGTGTCTCGGCTCTGAATAGAAGCGTCTGCCCGTCTAGGTCAACGTCCTGCCAGCGGATCTCAAGCAGCGGGCCGATACGCTCACCGCTGCACCAAGCAGCGTAGATGATCGTGCTCCACCACCAGGCGGCTGGCTTGCCGTCGATGGCCCCGATTCGCTGCTTTGCCAGCCGAATGAGTCGCGCGACCTCATCAACGGTGTACGCCTGCGGTGCGTGGCGAATCTTCCGCATGCGTGGCAGGGACAGAAACTCAACGTCTGTGCCGTCTGAACGCTTCAGACGTTTCTTGGCGGCCCAGTTAGCCAAGGCGGTCAGTTGTGACTTGTCCTTTGCCACCGAGGCAGCAGAGGGCTTGCCACGCTTCCGTGGCGTGGCTGCACGCCATCGGAGGAATCCGGCGACGACCAAGTCGTCGATGTCGTCAATCGTCGGCTCGTGCTTGAGGTACTCGGCAAAGCGGTCAAGCGTGTGACCGTAGAGCACAACAGTTCTGTCAGTCAGGTTTTGAAGAATCGCGTATCGGTTCAGCACATCTCTCAGCGTCATTGTGATTGTCCTTCTTGTGTAGAAGGGCATAGTATACAGCGGTGTACAGGTGTACAAGGGAGGTAGTCCCGCCCTCTCCGCTAAACATCCGCCCGGTAGCAAGCCTAAAGCTGCCGGGCGGGCCGGGCAACGAGCCGGATGGGAATCGGTGAGGACTGGAAATCTTGTCGAAGTTTGACCAACTATCGGTTGGTGGTAGTATCTGAGGAATGGTCAGCATGTCTCACAACATCGACGGCATCGAGTACCTCACGATTGCTGAGGCCGTCACCTACATGGGCTGCACCGATGGCTGGGTGCGGATTCTGCTGCGAACCAAGAAACTTCGCGGCAAGCAAATCGGGCAGCGGCTCTGGCTCGTTACCCGAGAGAGTGCGTCTGAAATGCGTGACAACCTCACGACCAGGGCGAAGGGCAAAAAGCACCTCGCCAAGCGGCCCGCTGCATCTAGGCCAAAGCCCAAGAAGGCAGTTCGGCGCAAGAAGTAGCGTTTCTCTCGGGAGAAAAGCACCTGCAAAAATCTTTTCTAATGCACTTGCAGCCTAACTACCGATAGCTATACTGTGGGCACGCGAGCGATTGAGACTCGCGGACGTGAGCGAGGAGAGGGCGCAATGCAAGCGACGTTGATCAAGAGTTCGGAGACGGTTTTGTCGAAGATGGTCAGCGGCGCGGAACTCTGTCGCGGTTGCCAATCCGGTTGGTATCTATACCGTGGGACTGTCCGTCTTGGGCGAGTCGCCTCCGCAGCAGCAGTCAAGGTGATTGATTCTGGTCGTGTCGCTCGAGTCGATGATCGTCGCAGCGTTGTCGGTGAGACATACGCGATCTTGCCTGCGAGCGAGAAGAACGACGGCGAGTGGGTTGACCGCGCCGGAACAATAATGACCGGAACAGCCGTGTCGATGATCCTTAATCGAGCTGCTGGCCTGCCGTATGACGCAAAGTCTCTTGCGGCAGCGCATCGTGTCGGCTCGATCTATCAGAACGGCGGGCTTTGGTTTCAGCGGATCGCTTAGTCACCCGCCCGCTGGCAACATCGCCAGCGGGCTCAAGGATTCTTCCGGCCAAGGAGGGCCACGCAATGCGACGCCACATAGACCGACTCATTCAAGCGTTGGTCTTCATCCGCCTCGGGCAGCAGCTCGGCACTGATTCGGATCTCGCTCAGTCGGTCGCTCATGGCATCGACTTGGTTGTTTCAACGCTCTCCCGGTTTCTCTCTTGACGAACTACCGCTAGTTATTAGCCTACCTACCGCTATCAGAACAACGCAGCCACTACTGCACGCGGTTTCTAGTCCCCGCATTTTGTTTGCCCGAAGGTTGACTTACCTGAACAGCCGTATATCTTTGCCCCAACACACGAAGGAGATGACCCACATGGCACACGAAAACGAATACCTCGCAGCAGTTGCCGGAATGCAGGACACCTACGGCACCGGCTGGAGCGACACGACCAACACGACGCCCAACCTCGCAGTCGGCGACTTCATCAGCGGCGTCACCGCTGGCAAGCAGTGGAGCGGGCACATCGAGTGGTTCTCGGACGACGACGCCAGCGTCGTGGTCAACGTGGATCACGCATGGGTGAGGGTGCCGGTGAAGGACATCAGGTTTTGAAACAAGGAGCCCGGTGGAACCGGGATGACCAAGGACGGGACTAGTGCCGCTGAGTCAGGACGACAACGCGGCGTTTTACGGACAGAAACGAAGACACGAAAGGAAATCGGAAATGACAGTAGCAATCAGAAAGGCTCGCCGCAGTGCCACAAAACTGCGGCTGTTGCTGGAAGGCCCGAGCGGATCTGGCAAGACCTACGGCGGGCTTACGGTCGCCAAGGGTCTCGGGTGCAAGCGGGTGATCGTCATCGACACCGAGCAGGGATCGTCTGACCTATACGACACGATCCTGCCGTTCGACGTGATCGACTTGTCGCCGCCATTCACGCCCGAGAAGTACATCGAGGCGATCGATGCTGCCGAGGAGGCTGGTGCCGACTGCATCATCATCGACTCAATTTCGCACGAGTGGAACGGCAAGGGTGGCTGCCTGGAGCTGGTGGACGAGATCGCTCGTGCCAAGTTCAAAGGCAACACGTGGTCGGCCTACAGCGAGATCACGCCTCGGCATCGGGCGTTTATCGACCGGATGCTGCGGTCGTCGGCCCACATCATCGCCACGACTCGCAGCAAGACCGAGACGGCGCAGGTCAACGAGGGTGGACGCACCAAGGTGGTGAAGCTCGGCATGAAGGCCGAAACGCGCGACGGCGTCGAGTACGAGTTCACGACGTGCTTGAGCCTTGTCCACGACGGGAACTTCGCCGTCGCGGCAAAGGACAGGACCGGCCTGTTCTCGGGCGATCCGAAGCCCATCACGGTGGAAACGGGAAAGCGCATCGCCGAGTGGCTCTCTGGCGGCAAGGCGGTCGAGGACCAGGCGGTCATCGACGGCGCGAGGAAGGCGATCAACGACGCCACCAGCGTTGACACGCTCGACAGATTGAACCAGCGGATTGCCCAGCGGTTGACAGAGGGGCGGATCTCGCAGCAGACGGCAGAAGAACTGGCGGCGGCGATTGCAGACAAGCGGAACGGACTGAACCTCACCACGGCCATCACGGCCTGACAGAAAGGAATGGATTCTCATGGATTTCATGCTCGACGACGATTTGCCCACGGCAACCCAGACGATGCAGGATCGCGAGATTGTTCCGGTTGGCATCCACATGATGTCGATCGTGAACGTCGAAGAGGGGCCGAATGAGTACAAGCGGTCGGACGCCAACCCTGACGGGCTCTGCATCAAGCTGCGTCTCTCGACCGGCACCTACAAGTTCGTGTTCGACGACATCCCGAAGCACCTCGCGTGGCGGGCGAAGCAGCTGGCCGAGGCTGTCGGCATCCTGCCGGTCGGCGGCAAGCTGTCGCTCACGCCCGATGACTTGGCTGACAAGACCGTCACGGTTGAGGTCAGCCACTACACGTCAAAGGCTGGCAAGGTCTCGGCAGTAGTGAAGCGGTACGTTCCGGCGACGGCGGCACCGGCTGCTGCGACTCATGCCAAGCGTCAGACGCTGCCGCAGAAGGCTGCTGCGACGTTCAAGGCGGCTGCCGGTTCTGATGACATTCCGTTCGCCTGGCTGGCAACGCTCGTCGCCAGCGTGATCGGAGGTATGGCATGACGAATCTGTACAGGGCAAGCGTGAGCGATCACCAGTTCCGCCAGGAAGGTCTTGGCTACTTCGTGCAGCACGGTCAGCCGTTGACGGTTGGCGGCGACCCGATGGTTCGGCTGAGTGGCGGCACGCTCGTTCCTGCTGCTGGATGGCACAGCGAGTTCTCGGATGCCGTGCTTGAGGCGGCGCAGCGGATCGAAGCCCTCGGCCACCGGCTGCTCGCCCAGGCCGACAGGCTCCGAGTCGAGGCGGCAGCGTCAGCGAAGCCGGAGGTGACGGCATGAGCAATCAACTGGCTCACCCCGGTCACGTCTGGTCTGTGCGGAGGTGGCTCACTCACAACGCCGCGAGGATCGCTGCCGCCGTCGAACCGCCTTCAGAGGTGGACAAGAACTTTACGGGCGACGAGTTCGTGCAATGGGTGACCAACCTGCTTGATCAGCACCAGCGGTGTTGCGACCAAGAGTTTGCCCGGCGTCCACCGTTCACTCGGTACACGGGAGATTAGCGACCGGCACGCCATTGCCGTAGCTGCTTGCATCGGAGCAGCGTTGGCCGCCAGTTGAGCACTCAAGAGGCGTCGTATCAGTGCAGTGGAGGCCGGTTCTCCGACAGGTATCTCCACCGTCTGCGGCACGAAACGCCGCCAATACAAGGAGGTTCGCATGCAAGAAAAACACGCTCTGAGGTACGCCACGCGGGACGAGTTGCTGCGCAGCTTCGGCTTCCGATCCTACAAGCAGTACCTCAAGTCGGATGAGTGGTCGAAGATTCGCGGCGAAGTGTTTGCAGAGTACAGCGATTGCATCTGCTGCGAACACAAAGCTCAGGTTGTGCATCACGTCCGCTACGACTCGGCAACGCTGCTTGGCGTACATCGACTGCACTTGGCTCCGCTGTGCCACAAGTGCCACGAAGCCATTGAGATCCAGGACGACGGCGAAAAGGGCTCAATGGCTCGCGCCAACACGTTGATGTTTGAGATGGCGCGACGGAAAGACGCAAAGCAAACGTGGCTACAGCGGTTTTACAAAGAACGAAAGCCGTGGAAAAGCAAGTCTGGCGTTGACGCTGGGGCAAAAAAGTCTGCGTGGCGACGCAAGCAGGAAGAAAAGACAGAGGCTCCGCGTGATTACTCGGGTGTGTTCTGGATTAAGGCAAGGAGGCGATAAGCATGACTCGTCCCCACTACATCACGCCACCCGACGTCGAGGCGCTGCCGCTATTCGCAGCTGCACGGCGCATGATTGAGCTACCGATCCACGGCGATGTCAGCCAGGACTTGCGTGTCAGGTCAGGATCGCAGCGATGGGAACTGCTCCGGCAGTACGTCGAGCACGGCCCGCTCACCAACGAGCAGGCTGGCGACCTGTCGGGGCTGTCTGGCCGGAAATCGTGCTGCTACTGGAAGCGGTGCAGCGAACTGCTCAAGCACGGCTACATCAAGGACACGGGCAAAGAGGCACGCAGTCAGGTCGGCGAGATGCAGCGGGTTTGCATGGCGACCAGCAAGGGCATTGAAACGATTCAAGGCTAGAGCGAGACGTCGAGACTGACTGGAAAGGACTCCACAAATGGCTAAGTCACCCGGATTCTGGTTCTTCACTGGCGACTGGATGAAAGACCCAGAGCTAAGATTTTGCTCGCTTTTTGCTCGGGGTTTGCTTGTCGATTTGCTTTGCATCTTGTTTGAAGCAAACGAGCAGGGATACGCCAGCAACCCAGACGGGACGCCTCGGACAAACGAGCAGATTGCCGACGCAATTTCTGGCGGCTCGCGGGAACAAAAGCTGTCAGCCTTGGCAGAACTTGAGCAAAGTGGCGTTCTTTCCCGCGATTCTCGCGGTGTTTTGTACAGCCGACGCATTTCTAGGCTGGCTGAACTCAGCGCAGCCCGCAAGCAAAGTGGAAGCAAAGGTGGTAGCAAAACTCAAGCAAAACCCAAGCAAACCACCAAGCAAAGTGACAAGCAAAACAGGGGGGTTTCTGTTTCTGTTTCTGATTCTGTTTCGGATTCGTTCTTAGAAGAAACATACACACTACACAGCGCGGGCGACGGCTTTCGCCAGCCGGGATGGGCAGCCGACGAGTGGGATCGCTTTGTGAGCGTCTGGAACGCCACAGAACGGGCGACGCCGTGGACCCACCTAATGGCACCCTCTTCGTGGGTAGACCACGCAGCGGCCCCGGGGTGGCTCCAGAAGGCCCATCAGGCGGTAGCTCGACTGCCGTCCTGCCACTGGTTCAGAGACCCGCTCGCCGTCACCAGATTCTTTGAGTACGTGGATCGGATTCTTGCTGGCGAGTTTGACCAGCAGAAGCAGGAGCGTGGACGAGTGCGGCAACCAGCAGGAGGGAACCTGTGAGAACTTGGGAGCAGAACAAAACGACGATCAACCAACTTTGGCCGACGTGCTCGTTCACGGACGAGGAGAAGCGTCTGTGGTGCGACGACCTTGGCTCGCTTGACCAAGACGTGCTGTACGACGCCATCCGCAACGTGAAGCGAAGCCGCGACACGCAGTGGCCGCAGCTGAAATGGATGCTCGATGCGTACCGTGAGCTTTCGCACGCCAAGCGGCAGGCGAAGACGCACGCCAAGCCGCCAGAGCCTCGCGTTGGAGTCAACGTCAACGAGGACGAGAACAGCCGCCTGGCTGACGACTTCATTGCGTACATCGACTCGGCGGCACCGGCTGACTACCAAGACATCCACGACCGTGTGCTTGACAAGCTTTTGAAGATGCACAGCCGCACAGCGTTGCGGGTCATCGCTTACGCCAAGAAGCGACTGCTCGGCGAAGGACCGAAGTTCGGAAGAGTGGACGACAACGGTGATGTGACGCCATTCGGATTTGGAGGTGCATCATGACAACAGCAACAGAACGCCAGCCGCTAACGCCACGCCAGCACGAAGTGCTCGGCTGGGTAACCGGCTACATCAACGTCCACGGCTACAGCCCAACGATTCGCCAGATCGGCCAGGCGTTCAAGTGGACGACTAACGGCGTCATGTGCCACTTGCGGCCCATGAGGCGTAAAGGCTGGATTACGTGGCAGGACGGCGAGGCTCGCACCATTCGGGTGATTGGCGGTGACGCATGAGCCAGCAGTGGCACTACCTCCCGTCACCGCTCGATGTCGTCCAGTCGTTGATGGACCGTGCGTGGGACGACGACATCAGCGACGACGACCGGATTCTCATGGAGACGGCTGCACGGCCTTTAGAGGCGACGCTAGAGCGTTGCGTGAGGCTCGCCAGCGTGATTGAGAGGACTGAGGTGGGGCTGTGAGCGACATCGCCCTCATCTGCACAGCATCGATTTTGCACGCCGTGACGTTCGCGGCGGGCGTTTTGATTGGTACGAGTCTCAGAAAGGACACGAGACATGACAGCAGCAACGAAGGAACGAAAGAAGTCAAAGGCTGGCACGACCCTGTCGGCACCAGCACTCAAGGCGGCGCTAAACGCCGTGGCGGCAGCAGTGCCAGGAAAGGCAGTGCGACAGGTGCTCCAGAGCGTGCTCCTATCGGACGGAGTTCTCTCTGGGAGTGACGGCGAAATCCGCATCGACGTGGAGATCGACGCCCCCCCCGGCATCACGTTCCTTTTGCCGAAGGACCGGCTGCACGCCATCCTGTCGAGCACCACGGCTGACGAAATCACGCTGACGCCTGACGGCAGCAGCTGCGTCATCGAGGCCAACCGTGGCAAGTGGACGCTGCCGACCGAGGACGCAGCCGAGTATCCAACGTGGGAGCCGGTCGGCACCAAGCCCATCACACGGCTTCCGGCTGACCAGTTCGTCCGTGCGGTGAAAGGCGTCGTATTCTCCGCAGACACGGAGTCGAGCCGCTACGCTCTCGGTGCTGTGCTGATCGAGGTTGAAGGAGAAGTGGTCACGTTCGTCGCTACGGACGGTCGCAGGCTTTCTAGCGTCAGGTGCGAGCACGACCTTGCGGTGGACAACTCCACGACGCTGGTTCCGGCTCGGGTGATGCAGATCATCGCTCGGCTCGCGGACCAGGCCGGTGACGACAGCGTGCAGCTGGAAGCGACCGGCAAGGAGATCGTCGCCACTGTCGGCACGGCGACTGTCACTGCGTTGCTCATGGAAGGCAGATTCCCTCGGTGGCGTGACGTGCTTCCTGAGCGTGACGTGGCGTCTACCACGGTGGAACGCTCGGCGCTGCTGGCTGCTACTCGGGCGGCTGCAATCTGCTCGTCAGAGGAATCCCGTGGCGTCGAGTACGCCTTCAGTGCGGACGGCATCTGGCTGCACGGTCAGAGCAGCGAGAAGGGCGAAGCCAGCGTGACGTGCGACATCGTCGAGGCTGGTGCCAAGGCTGGCGTGAAGCTCGATCCCGCTTTCGTCATTGAGTGGCTCGGCGGCATCGACGGCGACGAGGAGCCGACCGTCAGCATTGAGGTGGTAGACGCTGAGTCTGCCGTCGTGCTGCGGTGTGGCGACAACACGGGCGTCATCATGCCACTGGCAAAGGACTGACATGCCAAGCGGACGCGAGGTTGAATACTGCGCGGTGACACTGCATCGGCTGTGGGCTCGCGGCGACTCCTACCAAGAGATCGCCGCAGCCCTCGGCTGTTCGCAGTCGTTTGTAAGTAGGCTCAAGGACAGGCACAAGCTGCCAAACCGCCAGAAGGCTACGAAGGACATCCTCGCGGACGATCCGACGCCAGAGGAAATCGCCGAGCGTGCGGCTGAGTGTCGAGCACGTCGAGTGCAGCCAGAGCCAAGGGAAGAACGTGTCAGCGTGCCTCGGTACATGTGGGATGGTTTCCGCTTTCACGGGCTAACCTAGCCGCATGCGAAAAGAGAAAAAGGTGCGGCGTCAAAAAAGACCGCCACCGGTGGCACATCCAGGCGAAGGCTATACGCCTCGCACCAAGACGCAGGAAGCCGCCTTAGACACGATTCGCCGGAACTCCATCACGTTCATTTTGGGTCCGGCTGGCACCGGCAAAACGCATCTGGCGAGCGGCTACGCGGTGCAGCAGCTGCTGGCCGGAACTGTCGAGCACATCGTCATCACCAGGCCGTCAGTTGCGACTGAGCAACTCGGCTATCTGCCGGGAACGGCTGAGGAAAAAGTCGGTCCGTACTTAATTCCTTTTTTCGATGCCATTGAGCGGATTGCCGGTCGCAAGGGTCACACGAAGGACCGCGAAAGAGTCGGTGCGGCAGTCAAGATTGCACCGCTGGCGTATCTGCGTGGCAGGACGTTCCGCAACAGCATCATCATCCTTGACGAGGCGCAGAACACCACGTTCTCGCAGCTGAAGTTGTTCCTGACGAGGATCGGCGAAGGCTCCAAGGTCATCGTCACTGGCGACGCCGACCAGAGCGATCTGCCACGCAGCGAGCGACGTCTGATTGACGTCATGCAGCGCCTTGCGGCGATCAAAGGCGTTGGCGTCGTTGAGTTCGCAGCCAGCGACATCGTGCGGCATCCAATCATCGAGAACGTGCTCAAAGAGTTGGAACGCTGATTCGCTTGACGCCTCGCCTACCGTGAGGTCATCGGACGCAGGAGCGTCCCGACCTCGAAGGAGCGAAAGGTATGCAACGGATTGTCTTGGCGATTCTTCTGGCGTTCTGTGGCGTCGTGGCTCGGGCTGACGGTGTGGTGATCAATGCGCGACGGGTGACGATCACGTCGGCACAGCAGGACGCAGAGGCGATGGCGCGTACTGGCGTGCTGCGTCACTGCGGCACGGCTGGTGGAAGGCGAGAGGGCATCGGATTCTCAACGCGATCGGCGCAGCAGGCGATTGAGTCGTCGTGCTTCTACTCCGACGCCATGCGCGGACGCTACAGAATCGTCGAGCGTGGTGTTGCGCGTGGCCCGCGCGGATGGTTCGCTGTCATCCGCTACGAGTGAACATGGCACGCAGTGAGTGGATCACGGTCGAGTTCCTCGGCGGCCCACTGGACGGCGCTCTGCGGCCCGTCCAAGTGGGCGTCGCCGTTTACTACCTCGCGAACGGTGCTGTGATCCATGCGTATGCGTTGGACGAGATCCACGAAGGTCACTGCGTGCGTCAGGTGATGCGGCACTTCGAGATCATGCAGTCGTCGAGGTTTGCTTGACACGCTCGCGATGCTGCGTGCATGCGACCAATCACGTTCACTGTGCCGGGCAAGCCCATTCCGCAGCCAAGGCAGCGAACCACAAAAAGCGGGCACACTTACTACCCGGACAACGGGATACGTGAGTACCGCGATGCTGTAGCACTGGCAGCGAGAGCCGCAGGAGCAACGCCGACAGATGAACTTCCCCTCACGATGATTGTCGATTGGGTGTTCGAGCGCCCCAAGAGCCACTTCCGCAAGGACGGCACCCTACGGCCTGGCGTTCCGATGCTTCCTCGCGGCGACAACAAGAACTTGTTGAGCGGCGTCGAGGACGCTCTCAACGGGATCGCATACGTCGATGATCACCAGATCGGAAAGCATCTGCTTGATCGCTCGTATGGGAATGAAGCACGAACGACAGTGAGGCTACAGTGAACCAAGTGACGACCACGACTGTCGATGGGCTTGCCAAGATTGACTTGCTGGCGATTCGCTCCAGGCTGACAAAGCCCGGCAGCGACTTTCAGATCGAGGTCGCCACGGTAATGCGTGGTGACGGCAGCAGCTGCACGCCGATTGCCGTGTGGCACATCGACGGCGCTATGGTCGGCTGGGCTTGTTCGCATGTGTGGCGAGCGATGCAGACGTTGGAGCAGTACGTGGAGGAGCGGTATCGCAACACCGGAAAGGCAACGGCACTGGCTGCGGTGCTGGTAGGTGCTGGAACAATCGACATCCGCAAGCCCCTCGCTGTGTTCTCGCCAGCCACAGCCGAGATCGCACGAAAACTCGGGTGTGCTGAGGTAGTGCTATTCCAGCGTTCTGGAAGCGAATGGGCCGAGGTGTGAGCAGATGCAGTCTCTGATCCTGACAGGCTGGAGCGGTGCCACGCACGCCGCGATGGCAGGACACACCGCGCCGCTGATGGAAGCGTATGCCCAGCGGCACGGCCACGACTTCATTTCCTTGAGCCTCATTGGCGAGCGACCGGCGTCGTGGCAAAAGCTCCCGGCGATGCACGCGGCCCTCAAAGCGTATGACGTTGTCTGCTGGCTCGACGTTGATGTCGTGATCGCACGGCCGGACGCTGACATCATTGCGCAACTACAGCCGGGCAAGTGCCAAGCGGTCGTCGAGCATCTCACCGAGTGCGGGAGAGTGCCCAACTGCGGAGTGTGGATCGTGTCGAAGGACATGATGCCGACGCTGCAGCAAGCGTGGGTTGACGGCGCGGAGTTCGTCTACCACCCGTGGTGGGAGCAAGCCGCGATCATGCGGTTGATGGGCTACGTCATCGGGCCTGGGCCACACGGAAAACTTGACAGCCCGACAAGACTCTACGAGCAGACGACGTTTTTGCCGCCGGTCTGGAACCACCACCCCGGCGACAGAAACAAGCCCGACAAACCGCACTTCGTCCACGTGACGCAATACGATGACAGACTCAGCCTCATTGCCAAGCTCGCCAAAATTGCAGCGGGTGCCTAACCATCTCATCTACCCGCTCGACTACTTCGCGCTTGACTTCACATGGGTGCATTCCAACGGCGTCAGTGCGTGGGCTGATGCCGACGTGGCTATCGTTGGGCTGGCGAGGAACTGCGGGAAGTGGCTCGACGCCAATCTCGCGCGGCTCTTGCTGCTGGTTGGGGACTGCCGATCGTGGCGGCTTCACATCGCCACCAACGACAACACCGACGATACGGAAACGGTGCTGACGAACTTCTGCGGTGTCTACCCTCAGGCGACGTTCAACACGCAGACGCTCAACCGGCAGCAGTTCTCGGCAGAGTTTGCTGGCCCGCGAACGGTCGCCCTGGCTGAGTACCGCACCGCGTGCCAAGAGTGGGTGCGGCAGCACTGCTCAGACTCGACGTACACGCTCGTCATCGACTGGGACGCTTGGGGCGGCTGGAGCCACGCTGGCGTGATGCACGGCGTTGGCTCGCTGGCGACGATTGATGATGCCTACGGCATGGCGAGCGTGTCGATCATGGAGCATGGGCCGACTAAATCCTGGCTGCACTACGACGCATGGGCACTGCGGCTCAATTCGACCTTCGATGACTACACCGCAGGCTTAGGCGGCTGGAAGCATTCGTGGGTGCCGCCGGTCGGCTCACCGCCGATCCCGGTCTGCTCTGCGTTCGGTGGGCTGGCGATCTACGAGACGCAGGCATACCTCGCGGGAACGTATGACGGCTCGGACTGCGAGCACGTCGGCCTGCATGCGACGATTGCCGAGAGGACAGGGCATCGGTTGTACCTCGACCCGGCGATGCGTTCTGTGATGTATTGGCTGGAGTGAGACCTATGGCAGGCATCACCGCAACCATCAGCATCGAGGCGTTCGCAGCAGACTGGGCTACGCACATGCCGATCGCTGACCTCTGCACTCGTTTCACGATTACTAAGGACCAAGTGCTGCGCCTGCGCGATGTGTGGAATCTTCCGCTGCGAAACGACAGGCGGCTGCGATTCAAACCGGCTCGTGGCGAGTCTGTTGACCCGACGCCAAGCGAGATCCGCAAGGCGTGCTTGGAGATTCAGTCGCGCTGGGATGACAGAACGCGAAACGAGCGGCAAGTGGTCAAGGCCACGCAGTTCGTTTTGAAACGCATTGAACTGACGAACGAAGCACGCGAGGCAATGGAAGGGTTCGCCGATGAGTGAGCGACCCGACGGCATCGAGCGTCGAATCGTCGTCGAGTACGGACGGCGGTACGTCTACCTGACCCTGCAGGATGTAGACGGAAAGATCATCAACGGGCGCGAGGAAGTGTTCACGCAGCCTTTTGTGCTCACCAAAAAAGAATCGTGGCAGGAGGCCGACGACTGCTGGCAGGACGTGTACCAGTGGCTGCTAGACGTGATCGTCTGGCCTCTGCCAGACAGCCAGGGTGATTCGCCAGAATCGAAGTGAGTCGTTCCGCTCCCCGAGGTGTCCGATGGTGTCATCCGAAAACACACTACCGGCGTTCGTCGTCGCGGCGCAGCGTTTCCTTGACTCGGCCCGCGAGCAAGCCCGCGACGGTCTGACGTGGCCTGAGTTCGGCTCGCTGGTTGCGTCGCTTGTCAGGCTTGCGGTCGAGATGCTGGACACCGTTCAGACGCTGACAGGGCCGCAGAAGCGTGACATCGTGCTGGAGTCTGTCGGCGTGCTGTTCGATTCTCTGGCGGTCGCGTGCGTGCCGATGAGCGTGTACCCGTTCTGGTTCATCGTGAGGGCACCGGCTCGGGCGTTGGTCGTTGCTATCGCCGCCGGGACGATTGAGACAATCCTTCCACTCGTGAGAGCACAATGATTACAGCCATCCTTCTCGCGTTTGCCTTGTACGCTCTCGCTGGGCAGCAGATCACCGAGCGGGTGCAGGCGTGGTACGCCACGGCAAGCAAGCCCAGCATCGACGGAAAGCACCTCGCGGTGGTTGCCTTGCTCGTCGCTGCTGCGATTGCGTTCATGCCCGGCAAGTCAGCGCCGACGCCGCAGCCTGCACCAGTGCCGCCGGATGCGTTCAGCCTGCGTGGAAAGTTCATCGGCCCGACTGCGGCAGAAGATGCGGCGACGATGTCAGCGTTGTGCGCAGAGCTTGCAGACTGCATCGAGTACGACGGCAAGCACGACCAGCGGCTTAAGACTGGCATCGCGTTTGATGACTTGCGGATTGCCGCCCGTGAGATGCGATGCCGTGGCGAGAGCATCGGTGCTCGTCAGCCGCAGGTGCGGGACAGCGTCCACAAGTTTCTCGACGACGCTGTCGGCTCGTCTGGCGGGCCTGTGACGACTGAGAGCCGGGCAGCATGGGTGACTGCTTTGCGTGACCTTGCGAGGGCTGCTGCCGATGTCACGAGATAACCAGTGGTCGATATCTGCCGTCGCATTCGTCATCGTGATGGCGATCTTGTCAACGCTCGTGACGCAAGCCACGAGCAAGGTCGTCACGCGGGCCGACGGTCAGTTTGGATACGTGCCAGATCCTGTCGGAACGCGACAGTTTCTTGCGGAATTGGATCAGCCGCTTTTCTCTGACGCTGGCAAAGACGTCATCCAAAACGCCAAGCAGAAAGACACGTTTCTGTATCGATACGCAGACCGTGCTCACCGCCAGGTGTACGGCAAGCCGTTCGGCCCGTGGAAGCAGGGAATTGGGGACTGTGTCAGCTTTGGTTGGTCGATGGGAAGTTACGTCGGGCAGTGTGTGGATTGGGCAGAAGGCGAATTGCCAGAGCCGCCGAAGCTTGTCGCGACTGAAGCGATCTACAGCGGATCGAGGACCGCCGGGCGTCTTCCGCCTGTCAGTCAGGCGGGATTTTCAGACGGCTCATACGGCGGTGCAGCTGCGCGCTGGGTGGCAGGCAAATGCAAAGACCCAAGCGTCGGTGGCATTCTTTTTCGCCAGCAGTATCCCGGTGCTGACCTGACGACATACAGCTCAGCCAGGGCGAAGGAGTGGGGCAACGTCTTGTGCGGCGGCGGTGCCAACGGGATGGCACTTGCCAAGATTGCAAATAAAAACACTGCCACAAACGTCGCCCTCGTACGAAATTTTGACGAGGCGGCTGCAAGTTTGGAAAGTGGCTTTTGTGTCCCAGTTTGCAGCGGGGTTGGCTTCTCGTCGCAGCGTGACGCTGACGGCTTCGCACCTCGGAGCGGCTCGTGGGCTCACTGCATGTGCTTTGTCGCTGTGCGGTACGCCAAGAACGAGGGCAAGCGTGACGGGCTGCTGTGCATGAACTCGTGGGGCGTCTTCAACACTGGACCGAAGTGGCCCTCGGACCAGCCAGACGGATCGTTCTGGGTGAGCCGCGAGACCGTTGACGCGATGCTCTCTGGGCAAGACTCGTTCAGCATCAGCGGCGTGAACTTCAAGTATCGCAACCTTGACCACGGTGGGTGGCTGCAGCCAGCGCCGCCTGATGAGGCTCGCACGCCGTCGCCCGCTCGACTCATCGCTGACACGTTCCAACTCGCACAGTAGGAGACGCTCATGGGTTTGCTGTTGTGGCTCGTGTTCGGTGCCATCGTCGGCGGTGTCGCCAAGTGGCTCTACCCTGGCAAATGCCCGGAGGGATGGATGCCAACTATCGGAATTGGAATCGTTGGTTCGCTCGCTGGAGGTCTGCCGTTTGGTGACGCACCGGCTGGGCTTGTCGGCAGCGTGATCGGTGCCGTTGCTGTGATGTTCGCCTACTCGCTGTGGAGTGACGACCGATGAGCAAGAGAGAACTTCAGACCGCCGTCGTCGTCGGCTTGGTGACCGTCATTCTCACGTGGTGGGCAGCGACATCCGACTACTCGCCGGTCAAGCCAGAGTCGCAGCCGCAGCGGCCTGTGCTGCGATTCGTTCAGAGGCTCGCGCGGCTGGGCCTGTGGGCGATGATGTTCGCAGAGCAGCCACCGGCAGCCGAGCAGGCGTATGTCGTCCACGCTCGCGTTGACGAGCACGGCAATCGGGTTCTCAATCACGGGCAAGGGTGGTAATCATGTGGCAGTACATCCTCTCGGTACTGGCGTCGCTCGCCGCTGACCCTGCACAGATTGATCGTGAGGCACCTAGAGCCTCGGCGGCGGTCTCGGCAGCTTATGCCACCACGTCACATGAGAAGGCTCCACAGCCGCAGCCAGAGCCAGCACCGCCCAAGCCAGGCTGCTGCACGGACTGCGGCGGGCGTGGCTACATCGTTCACGGCGACGGGCACAAGACGGCGTGCCCATGCCCGGCATCGTGCCATTGCAAGGCAGGAGGCGACAAGTGAGCACCACCTACACCCAGCTTCCCGGCACGATGAGCTTCGCTCTCAAGCGTGGCGACGACTTCGCCACGTCCATCGACTTTGGTGGCGTGTCGCTTGTCGGCTACACGGTGACCAGCACGCTGACGAGTCTCGTCACGGGCGGCGCGGTGTCGCCGATCACGACCAGCATCACCGACGCAGCCGCTGCGGTGGTGGCTGTCAGTCTCACAGACACGCAGACGGCATCGCTGGCCGCTGGCACCTACGGATGGCGGCTTGATTGGTTCGCACCCGGTGGCGTGCAGAGGACGGCATTGCAGGGCGTCGTCGAGGTCTACGCATGACGCAGGTCACAGCGACGGTAGTGTCGCAGCCGATCACGGCGACGGTATCCGGCGGCAACGCGATTGCCGCGAACGTCGGCTCATCGACCTTCACGGCAGCAGCGAGCGGCGGCATAGGGCCGCAAGGACCGGCTGGCGCGGCCGGTGCGCAAGGCATCCCCGGCGTGGCTGGAGCCACGGGTGCCACGGGTGCCACGGGCAGCGTCGGCCCGCAAGGGCCATCAGGCTTGGCTGGCGCTGTTGGGCCAACCGGCCCAGCTGGCGCGGCGGGAGTTGCCGGTGCGAAGGGAGACACGGGCGAGCGTGGTGCAACTGGTCCGGCTGGCGAGACTGGTCCGCAAGGCATCCAAGGCGTTGCTGGTCCATCCGGTGCTACTGGTGCCACGGGACCGCAGGGCATTCAAGGCCAGACGGGCGTGGCAGGCCCGAAGGGCGACACTGGCGATGTCGGGCCGCAAGGCATCCAGGGCATCCAAGGCGTTACCGGTGCTACTGGCCCAGCGGGTGTGGCGGGAGCCACAGGCTCGAAGGGCGATCGCGGCGACATCGGCCCATCTGGAGCCACTGGAGCCACTGGCCCGCAGGGAGTTGCTGGGGCTACCGGCAGCGTCGGCCCGCAAGGACCAGCCGCGTCGCTTAACTATGCGTCTATCACCGACTTCCCCGCTGTCGGCTCAGGCTCGGCCCTGTACCTCGCAGAGGACACGTCGCGTATCTATCAGTGGGAGTCGCCCGTCTACGTCGAGGTAGGCGTCTCTGGTGGCGGCAGCAGCGCGGCGGCGACAGACTCAATACACCCTTTTCTGCTGATGGGAGGCTGACATGCCACAGGCTCACAAGGTTCTCGGACAGTCCAACCCGTCAGCCACGACGCTCACCACGCTCTACACGGTGCCAGCATCGACGCAGGCCGTCTGCTCGACCGTCACGATCTGCAACACAGCGAGCAGCGCGACGACCTACAGGATCGCGGTGCGGCCCGCTGGTGCTTCAATAGCGACATCGCAGTACCTCGCCTATGACGCTGCCCTGCCAGCCAACGACACGGCAACGCTCACACTTGGCGTGACATTGGCGGCGACCGATGTGATCTCGGTGTATGCCGCGTCAGCAAATGTCGCGTTCTCTGCGTTCGGGGTGGAGATCACCTAGTGAGCATCCGCGCCGCATCATCATCGCTGGCGAGCAATTCGCGGCTGCGTTCTAGCATTAGCCGCGCGGTGCGAGTTTTGGTCGTCGGTGGCGGCGGCGGTGGCGGCAATGCGGGCGGTGGAAACACAGGCGGTGGAGGTGGAGGCGCTGGTGGGTTTCTTGAGGAAGTATTTTCCGTTGCGCTCGGCGTTAGCTATGCCGTGACAGTTGGTGCTGGCGGTGCGAACGGTTCGACAGCGTCAAACGGATCTCGCTCATCGTTTGGCGCGATAGACGCTATCGGCGGAGGCGGCGCGCAGCCTAGCGGCGGTCTAGTCACTGGCGGATCGGCTGGAGGAAAAGTCAGCAACGGCGGCGGCGGTCTTTCGCCCATCAGCACGCTGCAAGGGAACAGCAGCGGGAGCGGGAACGGCTCCGTTGGCGGTGGCGGCGGCGGTGCTGGTGGCAGCGGCAGTGCTGGAACATCGACGGTCGGTGGTGCTGGAGGTGCCGGAAAGACTGCCACGCTCAACTCCGTGACATACGCAGGCGGCGGCGGTGGCGGCGGCGGTGCGGCTGGAAGCACAGGCGGCGCAGGAGGCAGCGGCGTCGGTGCTTCCGGTGCTGGCAGAGGCCTGTCAGCGACTGTTTCCGCTGGGGCAAATACCGGCGGGGGAGGCGGCGGCGGTGGTGGCACAACCGGCGCGGCGACAACTGGTTCGTCGGGTGGCTCTGGCGTTATCGTGCTGAGGTTTGCTGCCGTGCTTAACATCACGCTCGGCGCGGGCCTGACATACACGTCCACTACAAGTGGCAGCGATCGAATCATCACAATCACAGCGGGAACAGACACGGTGGCATTCACCTAATGGCACATTACGCATTCATCGACGATGCCAACATCGTTACCGAAGTGATCGCAGGAAACGACGAGACTACCGGCGATTGGGAGTCTCACTACGCAAGCGTGCGCGGGCAGCGTTGCCTGAGAACCAGCTATCACACGCAAGGCTGCGTGCATCACAACGGCGGCACTCCGTTTCGAGGCAACTACGCTGGCATCGGCTACCAGTACCGAGCCGATATTGACGCATTCGTCCCGCCATGCCCCGGCGAGGGCTGGATACTTGACGAGGCGACGGCAACGTGGGTAGCAGCGGAGGTGAACTGATGCCACAGCGAGTTGAGATGCTGCGGCCTGCCAGGGCGAACTACAAGCTCGTGAGGCGAGACAATGGGCCGAACGCCCACCAGCGTGGCTACTGCTCGCCGCAACACAAGGCGTGGCGGTTGGCTGTGCTGGAGCGTGACAGCTGGCAGTGCCGTGCCTGCGGTCGCGTGTGTGCCAAGAGACGCGAGGCACACGCTGACCACATCATCGCAGTCGTCTCTCGGCCAGACCTGCGGTACGAGGTCGCGAACGGCCAGTGCCTTTGTGCGTCGTGCCATGCTTGCAAGACGGCTGCTGAGCGAAGAGGCAGCGAACTGCCTGTCGTGCGCGCACCGACCGGGTAGGGGGCTGGGTGCCCAAATTGCCAACGAGCTAAACGCACTGTATTCCTAGGGGCGTGCGTCCGCAGATTGCCGCCGCGTTTTCACACATGGCAAAAACAGGCCCAAAAAAACGACCCGCATCCGTCGAGCGTTTGATGGGCAATCCCGGCAAACGCAAGATTCGGCCCGACTTGGAGTCGCCAGCGGGCGTTCCAGAAATGCCAGCACGCCTGATGGTCGATCCAGCAGCCGTCGAGAAGTGGCAGGAGATGATTCCGCTGCTTCAACAACTTGGCACGATCACGCTGGCAGACGGCGAGGCTCTAGCCGTTTTGTGCGAGGTGTATGCTGCGAGTCAGTCATGCCTGCTGGCACTGCGGGCCTCGGGCGTTGTGATGCACACCGACCTCGGGGGCGTGAAGCCAAACCCGGCAGGTTCGCTGTATCGCAGTCTCGTCGCGCTGCAAGTGCAGATCATGGCAGAGTTCGGGCTGACTCCATCATCTAGGGCACGACTTGGTGGCTCACAAGAAAAGCCAACAGACGAAGTCTCCGACTTTTTCAAAGTCCACGGAGCCTGAGCTTACCCCAGCCGGACAGGCAAAGTACGTTCGCGTCTGCGAGTTCTTCGAGAAAATCCTGCGGCACTCAAAAGGCCAGACGGCGGGCAAGAACTTCCTGCTGCTGCCGTGGCAGAAGCGTGTGCTGCGAGGGCTGTTCGGTGAACTCAACGACGATGAGACGCGAAGGCATCGCGTTGGCTACATCGAGCTTCCAAAGAAGCAAGGCAAATCGACCACCCTGGCCGGTATCGCTCTCTACATGACCATGTTCGACTCGGAGCCGGGTGCCGAGGTGTATGGTGCGGCATGTGACCGCGAGCAGGCAGGAATCATCTATCGCGAAGCAGCAGCAATGGTGCGAGCCTCGCCAGCGCTGTCGAAGCACCTGGAGGTGATCGACTCACGAAAGACGATCATCCACAAGGCGAGCAACTCTTTCTATCGCGTGCTGTCCGCTGACGCATTTCGGGCTGAGGGTCTGAATATCCACGCCTTGCTCTTCGACGAACTCCATGCCCAACGTGACCGGCGGCTGTGGGATGCACTCCGCTACGGCGGTGCCGCTAGACGGCAGCCGCTAATCCTGTCAATCACGACGGCTGGATATGACCGCCGATCAATCTGCTGGGAGCAGCACCAATACGCCGAGAAGTGCATAGCCGATCCGAAGTTCGACCCGGCCTTCTACGGCTGCATCTATGCTGCCCCGCAGGAATGCGGAGTCGATGGTACGTGGAAGAGCGAAGACACATGGAAAGCGGCTAACCCGAGCCTCGGCGAGACGATCACGCTGGAGTCGTTCAAGGCTGACGCCAGAGAGGCAGAGCAGTCGCCGACTAAGTTGAACGCATTCCTTCGCTATCGACTCAACGTCTGGACGACACAAGACACGCGGTGGATCTCGCCAGCTGCGTGGGGCGCGTGTGCCAATCCGCTGCGACCGTTTGGTGATCGCCCTGTTTACGCTGGGCTCGATCTTGCCAGCACGTATGACCTGAGCGCCTTGGTGCTCGTGTGCCCAGACCCGTCTGACAACTCAATCGACGTGCTGCCGTTCTTCTGGATTCCCGAGGCGAACGCCATAGAGCGGGCACAGCGGGACAAGGTTGACTACCTCGGCTGGATTCGTGACGGGCATATCCGCGTGACCGATGGAAACGTGACCGACTACACCACTCTGCACCGTGACATCACGCAAATCTGCCAGGAATACAACGTCAGAGGGCTGGCCGTAGACATGAAGTTCAACGCCCAGATGCTGGCGAACATGCTGCAAGGGGATGGGCTAACCGTGGCAGGATGGTCGCAAGGCGGTCCCGGCATGTCGGCACCGGCGAAGACACTAGAGAACCTGATGCTGAACGGCCGAATGCGACACGCCGGGCACCCCGTGCTCACTTGGAACGCGGGCAACGCAGCCATTCACGAGGATCGACACGGCAACATCTTCCCGAGCAAGGCCCAGAGCACCGAGCGAATCGACGGCATCGTGGCACTCTGCCAGGGCATCGGCCTCTGGATGCGAAACGAACAGTCGCCAGCCTCAACCCCCGAAATATTTTTTATATGATCGCTGAAAACCGCATACTGTGGCTCCCCGGCGAAGAGCGTTCATGGGATGACGACGGCGGTCGGTCGCCCGCTGGAGTGCGAATCACGCCCGAGAACGCGACGTCGGTCGCGGCGGTGTTTTCCTGCCTGCGAATCCTCGCCGAGACGGTAGCCGGTCTGCCGCTGCATTTGCTTGAGCGGACAGCCAGCGGCGGCAAGCGGCTCGCTCGCGAACTGCCGCTCTATCGCCGACTGCACAGCCAGCCAAACAACTGGCAGACGAGTTTTGAGTGGCGCGAGCAGGCAGTGATGCACGTTGCCCTTTGGGGCGATGCCTACTCTGAGCTTGTGCCTGGCGCGTCTGGTGCTATCGACCAGATCGTGCCGCTGCACCCCAGCCGGATGAAAGTCGAGACGTTGGAGAACGGCAGGCTGCGGTATTCGTACCGCGAGGCAGGTGGCCGCCAGACTGTCTACTCCGACGAGCAGATTCTGCACATGCGCGGCCCGAGCGATGACGGAGTGCATGGAATCTCGATTGTGGAAGAGTGCCGTGAGGCTATCGCGTTGGCTCGTGCGTGCGAAGTTCACGGGGCGCGGTTCTTTGGTGCCGGTGCCCGGCCGGGGTTCATTCTGTCCACCGAGAACCAACTGAACGCTGAAGCTCGCCGAGAACTGGCCGAGAACTGGAACCGCAAGCACAGAGGCCCGCACAACGCTCACGAAACTGCGGTACTCACGGGCGGGCTGAAGCCCTATGAAGTTCCGTATGCGTCAAACAGTGACTCGCAGTATCTGGAGCTACGAGAGCACCAGCTTCGCGAGATCGCAAGGCTGTTCCGCATCCCCGGCTATCTGCTCGGCCTTGAGCAGGGATCGCCGCAGAGCGAGATTCAATTCGTCACGCACACGATCATGCCGTGGCTGCGTCGCTTCGAGTCTGCGTTCCTCCGCGACTTGATCGTTGACGATGAGAAGTACCTTGCCGAGTTCGACGTGCGTGGCCTCTTGCGTGGCGATGCCGCGAGCCGGTCGGCGTACTACCGTGCGATGTGGGACATCGGCGTGGTAAGCACGAACGACATCCGAGCCAGCGAAAACCTTGATCCGGTGGAAGGCGGCGACGAGCGGTATCGTCCGCTCAACATGGGAACGCTTGGCGAAAATCCGTCCGTGGACGACGTGCTGGCCCAGCAGCAGCCGGGCAGCGGCATCGACGGGCAGGCTGTCGAGGGTGGCGTGGCAGCAGCAGAGCAAGGCCAGCCAGCAGGTGCCGTGGCTCCGCAGGTCGCGGACGTGTCGCTCAACGGGGCACAGATCACGGGGCTGATTCAGATCATTTCCCAAGTGCCTGCGGGCCTCATCACAAAGGATGGGGCGGCAGCACTGATCGCCGCGTCGTTCCCGAGCATCACCGCCGCACAGGTTTCGTCGATTCTCGCAGGAGTGAGCGAGTTGGCTCCAGCAGTGGAGGCAGTGCCGCCGGTTGCGCTGACTCCAGCGGCGCGATCTGAGCCAATCAAATCCCGTGCGATGACGATCTCAATCGACTTCGACCAGACCTTCGCGGCAGATCCGCAGTTGTGGGGTGAGTTTGCTGCGAAGTCTGTTGCGGACGGCAACACAGTCGTGATGATCTCTCGTCGCCCAGACACACCAGAGGATCGTAAGACAGTGGCCGACACGCTGGGCGAGTACGCACCAGCGTTCTCGCAAGTGCTGCTTGTTGGGAGCGACACGCTCAAGGCTGACGCTGCCGAGGCTGCTGGCATCAATGTTGACGTGTGGGTTGATGACTCGCCGCAGACGATTACGAGCAAGTCATTGCCAGCGCCAAAAAAGCGAAGCCGCAGAAAGAACACGAATGGCGAAGTATGACCACATCGACTTCACGCCACCGGCTGGCGTGCGAAGCGAGGCACAGAAGGGGCTTGACTGGCGCAGCGAGCACGGTCGCGGTGGCACGGCGGTCGGCATCGCACGGGCACGCGATCTGTCGAACGGCGTGAAAATCTCGCCCGATACAGCACGAAGGATGAAGGCTTATTTCGACCGGCACGAGGTGGACAAGCAGGGCAAGGGATGGTCGCCCGGCGATGACGGATTTCCGAGCAACGGCCGCATCGCGTGGGCGATGTGGGGATCAGACCCCGGCTACGCATGGGCACGCAAACTGGTTGAACAGCTAAACGCCGCAGATGAGGAGAACCGCAGCATGATCGAACGACGCAGCCTGTACGAAGAGGGTTCCGACGCTTTGCCGCTGCTCCACGTGGAGTCTCGTAGCGAGGAAGGCGACGCTGGCGAGAGCCGCTGGATCGTCGGCTATGCCGCGAAGTTCGGCGTCAACTCGCTCGACCTGGGCGAGTTCACCGAGCGAATCGCTCCCGAGGCATTCGGCATCGTTGCCGAGCGGCGAGGCCGCAAGCGTCCGCTGGAGACGCGGGCTCTTTTCAATCACGACGCCAACTATCCGCTGGCTCGCTATCCCGGCACGCTGCGGATGAACGTGGACGAGATCGGACTGCGGTACGAATTCAAGGTTCCAGACACGACCTATGGTCGCGATCTCGCCAGCAACATCGACGCAGGCATCGTGCGTGGCAGTTCGTTTAGTTTCCAGATTGCCCCCGGCGGCGAGTCGTGGAGCGTGGAGGATGGCCGCAGCATTCGCACCGTGACAAAGATCGACAGCCTGATCGACGTGGGGCCAGTGACATTTCCCGCGTACCCTGACGCTGACGTGAGCGTTGCGAAGCGTTCGTTCGACTCGTACCGGCAGCAGGCAGCGGTAGCCACGGCGGCATGGATCAAGATGGCAAAGAAAACCACAGACCTCCGCGAGTACCTCCGCAAGCATGGCCGTTAAGACTGGCGATTCGTGCGCGAGGTGCCGATGCGGGCGGCTGCAAGTCGCGAGCAGTCAGCGGCAGGGCGAGTACCAAATTAGGTACTTGCGTTGCGACTCGTGCGGCTGCACTGGCAAGCACGTTTTGAACGCAGTCGAGGTTCGGAGGATGCGCGGCTAGTTTACTCTCGCCTCGCGTTCTCTGGATGGGTGGGGGCTGCGGCTCATAGTTTCAGTGTGTGGGCAGCGTTGGCCGCCCGCATTCCGCACACAGGAGCCTACACGTGGACAAGCTCAAGAAACTGCTCGACGAACTCGCCGCCGTGGTCGCTGAAATGGAAGCGACTTCCGAGATGCCCGCCGAGGGCGATGCTCCCGCGATGAGCGCAGAGCAGGAAGCGTCCCTCCGCTCGCTCGAAAACCGCGCCGCCAAGCTGCGTGAGCAGATCGAACTGCTCCAGCGGATCGAAGCCAAGCAGGTCGAGCTGCGTGCCGTCATCGAGCGGGCTGCACCCGCCAAGGCCGTCGAAGCCCCCGAGGTCAAGGAGACCGCAACCGTGGAAACTCGCAACTACGCTATCCCCCGTGCCAACGGCCGACTCAAGGCTTTCAAGGGTGCCGACGCCGAAGAGCGTGCGTACCGCGCCGGGATGCACCTCAAGGGCTACCAACTCGGCGATGCCGAGGCTCGTCGCTGGTGTGTCGATCATGGCGTCGAGAGCCGCGCTCAGGCTGGCTCGATCAACTCGCTCGGTGGCGTGCTTGTCAGCGACGAGCTGTCGTCTGAGATCATCTGTCTCGTCGAGGAGTTCGGCGTGGTGCCAAGCGAGTTTCGCCGCGTGTCGATGAACACCGACTCGGTGCTTGTCGCCCGCAGGACAAGCGGTCTGTCGGCCCGGCCAATCGGCGAGAACGCTGCACCCAGCACGTCCGACGTGACGTTCGACAACGTCAATCTGATCGCGAAGCTGTGGGGTATCGACAACCGCATTCCCAACAGCCTTCTGGAAGATTCGGTCATCGACCTCGCTGACGCGATGGCGGTCGAGGTGGCGCAGTCGTTCGCGGAAGCGTTCGACAACGCGGGCCTGATCGGCGACGGAAGCGCGGCGTACCACGGAACGGTCGGCGTTGCTTCTTCGGTTGTCGATGGCACGCACGCGGCTAGCGTGGTGACGGCGACCAGCCGGACGACGTTCGACGCTCTGACGCTGACCGACTTCACCAACCTCGTTGCGAGGGTTCCGCTGTTCGCTCGCCGGAACGCGAAGTTCTTCATCAGCCCGGCTGGCTACGGTTCTTCGATGCTGCGGCTGATGGTTGCCAACGCTGGCAACAACGCCGCTGACATCGCTGGCGGCGCAAACCTCCAGTTCCTCGGCTTCCCGGTGGTGCTGTGCCATCCGCTCCAGTCGGCCCTGACTGGCACCACGGGCACCGTGGCTTGCCTGTTCGGTGACATGAGCCAAGCGGCGACCTACGGCGAACGGCGTGGCGTGACGATCAAGACCGACACCAGCCGATTCATCGAGTACGACCAGACCCTCACCTTCGCCACCGCTCGCGTTGCGATGGTTGCTCACGACCTCGGCAATGCCACCAAGGCTGGCCCGGTGGTTGCCCTCAAGTTCGGCTGATTTCGATTCACCTCGGAGTACCTGCTAATGCTTCACCTCGCACGTTCCAAGACTGACGCCTTCATCGGCGTGGCCGACACGACCACGGCGCAGACTGCGCAGCACACAATCGACACGCTGGGTTTTTCCTACGCGTCCATCGACGTTGTGTTTGAGGCTGCTGCTGCGACCACGGACGCGATCTGCCGCGCCCTCAAGGTCGAGGAGTCCGATGCCTCGGGTAGCGGATACGCTGACATCACGGCCCTCGTGGGCGGTGGCACCGGCGGCTTCACTATCCCGTCGAGCGGCTCGCGCACCAGTGTCTCTAACGTCGTGCGGATCAACCTCGACACGCGGGGTCGCAAGCGATACCTCCGCGTCAACGCCACGCCGGTTGCGGCAAGCGTCGTGGCGAGCGTTGCCCGACTTGGTCGCGGCGAAACGGGTGCATCTGACGCATCGACCTCGGGCGTTCAGGTGCTGGTCAACGCCTAATCGCTTGACGCGCTGACAATCATGTACGGCTGGCGGGAAGCGATTTCCGCCAGCCGTTTCCTTTTGGAGTAGCTCTAGTGATTGTCAAAGTCGGCGGCACGGAAGTTGACATACGCGTTGAGGCCGTTCTCTCGATGCCGCGTCTGTCGTTCACCTCCAACCACTTCGCGTGGGCGCAGGCTCTGATGCCGCTTGGCATCAGGCCGACAATGGGCACCGGAGCGTTTTGGTCACAGGTCAACACGCGGATTTTTGAGCAGTTCGTCGACAGGTGCGAATACCTGCTCACCATCGACTACGACACGTTCTTCACCAAGGCCGACGTCGAGCATCTGTTCGCGATGGCGTTGACGTTTCAGTGCGACGCGATCACGGGGCTACAGACAAAGCGTGAAGACGGTCGCCCGATGCTGACGCTCAAAGGCACGCTCGACGATCCGCCAGCCAGCGGCAGTTCCTCGGTGCCAGCCGACTGGTTTGCCGAGCCTGTGCAGGAGGTGGACTCGGCTCACTTCGGGCTGACCGTCATCTCAACGGCTGCGCTGAAGCGGTGCAAAAAACCTTGGTTCTGGAGCAAACCCGGCCCCGACGATTCGTGGAACGAGGGCCGCGTCGATGACGACATCTGGTTCTGGCGCAACTGGCGTGAGAGCGGCAACCGCGTGTTCATCTCGCCGCGTGTCGTCCTCGGGCACGGCGAGTACGTCGTCACATGGCCGGGCAAAAACTTGCAGTCGCCAGTCTTCCAATGGACGACTGAGTTCACAACCAAGCTTGCTCGCCCCGACACTGCATGGAGTGTGCCCCAGACATGAAAATCAAGTTCACTGCCAACTACTCGACCTATCGTCCCGGCGACGTGACCGAGTGCGACAGCGATGTAGCCCAGCGGCTGATTGCCGAAGGGCGTGCGATCCCTGAGAAACAGATCGACCTGATCGAGACGGCGAGCGTTGAGCCAGTCGGCGAGTCTGCCGACCTCACGCCGCGCCGCCGGAAAGGCAACTGATGGACTACCCTCGCCCGGTATATGACGGCAAGCCGACGCGGTATCGCAGCGTGCGAACGCTGACGCAGCCAGTGGTCGAGCCTGTGTCTCTGGCAGAGGCGAAGGCCCACTGCCGCATTGATTCCGACGCCGACGACCTCTACGTCGTGTCGCTCATTACGGCGGCGCGAGAGTGGGTCGAAACCTACATGGACGAGGCGTTGATTCACCAGCAGCTAGTGATGCGGCTCGATGGTTTCCCGCCCGAGATTGAACTACCGCGCCCACCGATGGCGACGGCTGGCACGGCCACTGCTGTCAGTGTCACGTTCACGTCTGACGTGTCTGGGGCGACAGCTACCCTGTCATCTTCCACCTATCGCGTTGATCGCGACACAAAGCCCGGCGTGATCCGCAACAATTACGGCGGGGCGTGGCCGGGGCACTTGACCGACTACAACTCGGTCACCGTGACATGGTGGGCCGGGCGTGGCGAGTCGGGGGCGAGCGTACCGCAGGGCATCCGCAACGCGATCCTGATGCTTGTCGGGCATTTCTATGAGCGACGACTTGCTGCCGACAGCGGCTCGCTGAATGACATCCCGTATGGCGTCAAGGCACTGCTCGACGCACAACGCTGGGGATCGTACCGATGATCGACCCCGGCAAACTTCGCGAGCGGGTAACGGTGCAGGTCGCCAGCGGCGTGACCAACTCCGTTGGCGAACTGGTGATGACATGGTCTGACTCGTCGGCAGTGTGGGCCAGCGTCGATGGCGTGTCAGCCCGCGAGCAGCTGCTTTCGGGGCAGAGTCAAGTGGCGATTAGCCACCGTGTGCGAATGCGGTATCTGCCGGGCCTTACGCAGTCTCACCGGCTTTCGTGGCAGTCTCGCACGCTGGAGATCGTCAGCCTGCTTGAGCACAACAACCGCAGCGAGCATGAAGTCATCTGCCAGGAGAATGTCTGATGGCTACAGCAGGCATCGTCATTACGGCAGACTTCCCTGACCTGAAAGAGGTCGGCGATGCTATTCGCAACCTCGGCGACAAGCGGTTCACCGCTGTCGCCCTCAAGGATGCCCTCCAGAAGGCGATAGTTCCTGCCGAGACGCGGCTACGGGAACTGACACCCGTCGGCCCTACGGGCAACCTGCGGGCTGCCGTGATGTCTTTGGCGAAGGCGTACACACGGAATGGCAACGCGGTCGGGCTGATCGGCTACCGACGCACAGGCACCCGTGGCTCGGAGAGTGCAGCTGGCGGCAAAGTGCGTGTCTCGTCTGGAAAGGTGGGCGACAGGGCGTATCACCAGTGGCTGATTGAATACGGCACGCGAGCCCGCGTCGTCAGCAAGTTCTCAAACACGCCATACCAGCGGAAAAGCCCCTCGGTGCCGTTCGTGCGAACGCGAATGGGACAGCAGGAGGTGGTTCGAGGCAAGGGCGTCGTCCACACCGTCAAAGGGCAGAACGCATACATCGCTTCCAGCTACAAATCGCTCGGCCCGTTCCAGATCGTCAAGCGTCGTGGCGGCGGGTTCGCGACAGATCCGCCAACGCCAGCAGCGTATTTCAAAAAGTCGCCCAACCCAATCATCATCCCACCGACGCCAGAGGGCGGCGTGGCGGGGCAGCCGCCGATCCGCACAGCGTTTGCCCAGACGCAAGCCCAGGTGGCAGCGATTCTGCAGCAAGAACTGCGTATCTCGCTGGAGCGTGCCCTGTCCACACTCACCTACCGTGCGACCGGCACGATCTCGGGAGAATGACACATGGCGTTCAAGTCGCCCGAGGCAGTGATCCGCAATCGGCTTGTCACGACAGCCGCCGTGACGGCACTGGTATCGACCAGAATCTACCCAGTCATCGCCCCCGCAACGGCGGCACTCCCGTTCATTACGTGGAGACGGTTGGCGGTGACTCGGCAGCAGTCACTGGCCGGGCCTGTGGGCGTGCCGACAGTAAACTTGTCGGTCGATATTTTCGCTGAGACATACGAATCGGCCCGCGATATTGCTGACAAGTGCCGCGTGTCTCTGGATGGGTGGGGCGGCACTTTTGACAATACAACGGTGAGCAACGTGTCGCTCGACAACGAGAGCGATGGGTTCGCACAACTGGCTGGCGGCGACCTCCCGCCGGTCTACACCGTTCAGCAGCTCTACGGCATCCTCTGGCAGGAGTAACCACTATGGCGATTACGCCTCATGATTCGACCGGCACAGTGTTCACGTTCGCGAGCAGCGGCTACACGGTCACGAACATCGTCTACAACCTTGCCGATCCTGCGACCGACAACACCATCGACGTTTCGCACCTCGGGCAGACTGCTGGCAGCGCCGTGCTGACTCAGGATCGCCCGCTGACCGGCAACGCAACCGACACCGGGCGGCAGGTCACGATCGAGTACC